AAATTCTTTAACCCTTACTACAGTTTCAAGTCAGTTAAGTAATATATCTGAGCAAGTTAGAGGACTTAATACCTCACTCTTAACTATCAAAAATAATTTAGATTTAAACGATCAATTAGAAAGAAGAAGAGAGCAAGAAAAAGCAAAGAGAGAAGCAATATTAGCAGAGCAAGCATTAAGAGAGGGTAAAGAGTCAGAACTAGAGAAAAAAATTCAGTTTGCATTACTTACACCTGTAAGGAGAGTTTCAAGATTTGCTCAAGGAATTCTTGGTAGATTAGGAAATTTTCTTCTTATATTAGCAGGTGGATGGTTAGTTGATAAAACTTTATCCTTAATTAGATTAAGTTCTGAAGGTAATATAGACAAATTAAATGAATTTAAAAGAAAATTTCTTCGTGATCTTCTATTGTTAGGTGGTGTTGGTATAGGTTTAACACTTGGTGTTGGAAAAATAGTTGCAACTATCGGAAGATTATCTGGATTAGCACTTAAACTAGCATTTTCAGGATTAATCAAAGCACCATTTAGTGCTGCGATAGTTTTTCTTAGAAGACAGGTTAGAGAATTTATTAAGATTGCAGGAGCTCAAATTAAAAATATATTTTCTAAAGGACCAGGTCAATTACTTAAAATTTTTAAGATACCATTGATAGGTGGATTAGGTGCTGCAACTCTTTTCCCTAAACAAATAATGAACTTTTTACGTTCAATTACTGGTCAAAAGATCATAACGGGTGCTGTGGATGATGTAGCAAAGACTGGAGCAAAAAGTGGTGCTAGAGGATTTTTAAGAAATGTTCCAATCATTGGAAGTTTAATTGATATAGGTTTTGGAGTTTTTGATTATAAAGCAAGAAGAGATGCAGGTGAGACAAAGAAAGAGGCAGGATTAGGTGCTGGTGGAAAAACAGCTGGAGGATTAATTCCATTTTTAGTTGGAATGACTCTATTCCCCGAACCATCCTCTACAATCGCTGGAGTAGCAATATTGTCAATTTTTGGGGCAATGGCTGGTGGTAAAATTGGTGATGAGATGTCAGGATTAAACGCTAAGAAGAGAGGACAAAAACCAGATCAAGTAGAGGATACTGGTGGAGTAGGTAATGCAGAGGGTACACAGACATTCACATCAGATGATGTATCAATGTCATTCAGATCAAGTGACGCTATTAATCCAATAAATGTTAAGAAAGAATTAAATGTTGTTAGTGCAATATCAAATACTAGTTTTGAAGACTCACCAGAAATTACATACTTACCAATGGGTGGTGCAGTAAATTCAGGAGTACCTGCAAGCTCTGGTGCATCTAATGTAAGTTCAAAAACTCCAAGTGACTCTTTGCCTACAATACCTTCTTCAGATTTTGCAAATAATGCAATAGCATTATCTGAATCAATATTTAATGTGGTGGTATAATGTCAGACATAAGAGCAAGGAGAAATTCATTACTAAAATCATCGATTAGCATCAATTCGATAAGAACTTCTGTTACAAAATTTACAAAAGGTCTTCTCAATACAAGAGAAACTGCTTCAGAGATAGTAAATAAAACAAGAGAAAATAATATATTCAAACAAAAAATAATAAGTCGAGATAATTTGTTTTTTAGAAAAAGACAAGAGAATGTTAGAAGAAAGCAGAGAGAGGATGAACTAGAGGCATCAGGTATTTCTGGAGCGATCAAAAGACAAGGAACTGTTATAGCAAAAAGTACAAAGGGTTTTCTCGGAAGAATACTAGATTTCTTTGGAATTGTATTGATTGGTTGGTTTATTACTTCACTACCAAAAATACTTGATGCTTTGGGTGGACTAATAAATCGGATAAAAAAAGTAGTGGGTTTATTGACGGGATTTATAACTGGTATCACGGGATTTCTTTTTAGCATAGGACAAGGTATAACAGAGGCAATACAAAAGTTACCAAAAATTGACTTACTTGCAATTAATAATAAGAACAGAGAGGATCTTGAACTTGCAAATAATAATTTAGTACGAGTAAGTAATGATCTTATTGATACAGGAAACTTATATCGAAGGGGTGGACTAGCTGCTGGTCTAGAGAGAGCAGATGGTGACTACACTTTAAAAGAATTTAATAGTGAAGATGAAAAAAAAGAAGAGAATGTTGAAACACAAGTTGAAACTATACCGTCTGACTCAGTTGAGGGTAAACCAAAAGAAGAAGTCCAAAAATTTACATCACCTCCAACAGACTTAGCATTAAATAATAAAAAGTCTGATGATAGTGGAGATGAGTTGATAAAGGGTATTCAAAATGAGTCAACATATAATGAAATAAGATCTGCTCAATCAAGAGAGAAAGGAGAGACTATTGATAATAAAGAGACAGAAAATGAAAGAGAAAATCAAGGAGCTCAAGATGATAAAAAATTTGCTTCCGACTTAAAAATTAATGCAGAGAAATTCTTTGGAAATATCGCACAACAACAGACAGATGATTTAAATTTACAAACTGAAGAAAAACAAGATAATAGCTCAAAGGTATCAGGTGCTCTTGCAACGATAAAAGGTTTATTACCTGAAACAAGCGAAATAAGAAAATTACTCCAACAAAAAAAGATAGATTTACCATATCAGGTAGAACAAAAAAGAAACGTAATAAAATAATTATTATGGAGAAGGTTGTAGCAATGGATAATCCTTCAATGTCAATATCAGGTGGTGGTTCAGGTAGTAAAGGGTTAAATAATCTTGGAGAGTTTAATTTAGACACTGAAAAGAAAATCACTAAAAAATTTCAATCAGTAATACTTAACACATAATGGCAGCAATAGATAAATCAATTTACGAAAAATTTATAATAGAGTCAGCAGATAAATCAAAAACTGTTGACATATCTTCTGGTGTCATTTCATTTACATATTTTGAAAATATATTCTCTCCTTATCTCACAGCAAGAGTAATTGTAACAAACACTGGTGGATCAGTTAGAGGTGATGACGGAAAACTACAATCTATCTACAATGGATTACCCCTTCGTGGTGGTGAAAGGGTGGTGATAAAAGTCGCTGGTAATTCAAGAGTCAATCGTGGACTTGATTTTTCAAAAAAACCCTCTGATTATTTTTACGTTGCTTCTGTCACAAATGTTATAATAAATGAGGGGACTGAGACTTTTACTTTAAATCTTGTATCAAGGGAGGCAATTACAAATGAAACTGTAAGAGTTGGTAAAAAATTCCCTACATCACAAAAAATATCCGATTCTGTTGAGGATATATTAAAAAATTACTTGAAAGTAGATAAGATAAATGAAATCGATGAAACACAGAACCCTTATGGTTTCATTGGAAATATGAAAAAACCATTTACAATTTTAACTTGGTTGGCTTCAAAATCTGTTTCAGGTAAATCAAAAACTGGAGAAGATGCTTCAGCAGGCTATGTGTTTTTTGAAACTCAGCAAGGATTTAACTTTAAGTCATTAGATGATTTAATGGAACAAAAACCATATAATAATGAATTCAAATTTACACCAGGCATTATTTCAAGTAATGATCCAAAGAAAGATTTTAAAATATTGCGATACAATATTGATAGAAATCAAGATTTGATTGGTAAATTGGAGAGAGGAGCATATAGTAGTTATCGATATTATATTAATCCTGTTTCATTCAAACCTACAATAAGTGTATTTAAAGCTGATGATTATATAGGAAAAGCAAGTAATTTGGGGGATAAAGAAGTATCTTTACCTTCGATTAGTAATGATAGCGATCAAACACTTGGCGATCTGCCAACTCGAATATTTGTTGGAATGTTAGACGTTGGAACTATTGAAAAAGATGCCAGTAATAAAGGTTGGAATAATTCAATTGAAAGAAATGCTGATCCAGCAAAAATACATGCACAGTCAATGATGAGATATAATCAGATATTTACACAAGTTGTTGAAATACAGATACCACTTAATACTAATTTAAGTGCAGGTGGTGTAATTACGTGTGAGTTTCCACAACTCGCTACTACAAAGAGAAAAAGTGCTGATCCTGAAACAAGTGGTCTATATATGATAAAGGAACTCGCACACTATTTTGATGGGAAAGGTTCTTACTCAAAATTAAAATTAGTTAGAGATACTTACGGAAGAAAATGATTGAGAATAATTTACTAAAAACAAATTTTACTGGAAAAGATGGGTTTCGATGGTGGATCGGTCAAGTTGCTCCTGAAGATGCACAGGGAAGTCAAATACAAGAAATAGGAGAAGCTTGGGGAACAAGAGTTAAAGTTCGTATTTTTGGTTATCATCCTCCTGATGAAACTGAACTTGCAAATGATGATTTACCTTGGGCACAGGTTTTACTTTCACCTCAATGTGGTTCTGGTAAAGCAAATCGTGGTAAATCACTTCGTGTTTCGCCTGGTGACACCGTTATGGGATTTTTCCTAGATGGTGATGATGCACAATTACCAGTAGTAATGGGATTATTTGCAAAACCTGGTAATCCAGCGTATGGTGGCGATGAAGACTATACATACCCATTCCAACCTTTTACTGGTTATACAAGTAAGATAAAGGCAAGTGATTATATGATAAAGGGTGAAGGTGGAGATTCATCTGGCAAATATTCTCAAAAATCACCAAGACAAGTAGGAAAAAATAAAGCGAAAGCAATTGAGGAAGGAAGAAAGGATGGTTTAAAAGAAAGAGCAGCAAGTGCTGCTAATGAAAAGGTTATTAATTTTGGTGGATCAAA